TCAGCATTTGATGCAGGCGAGCAGGGCGACGTTGCGGGGGCGGAGAGAGCGAATAAGACTGGAGTCGGCGAGGTTACTGGTTGTCGTTGAGTTGACGAAGTGAAGATTGACTGAATTGACTTGCGCCGGCTCATATCCAAGCGCGGGCAGATTATTTGAAGACCAATCGATGGCACCGACCGTCTGCAGGCCATCATTGTCGACCAGCAGTTGGGTAGAAATCTGGCTGGAACCGATGGTTCGGCCCGTATCCACGCCACGGCCATTATCCCAGCCGCGGATGAATTCTCCGCACAGGTTGGGCAATCCAAATGTCGTCGAGCCATCGCCATTTCCATAGAGGCCGCCAATCGCGGCGAACAGCGCCGGGTAATCCTTGCGCGCAACGGGCCGCCCGTCGGCGATCAGCCAGCCGGCAGGCGCGTCTTTCATCGCGAAGTAGGCCACCATGCCGGCCGGCGCGGCGGCGTTGACCTGAGTCGAGGTTGCGCCGTCAGCAATCCCGTAGCCAGCCAGCGTGGTGGCCTTGTCGGCCTTATTCGACAATTGCTTGGTAATTGAGGCTGCGTAGTTGGCGTCATTGCCCAGTGCTGCAGCCAGCTCCTGCAAGGTGTTCAGCGCGCCGGGCGCGCCGGCGACCAGATCGTTGACCGCTTTTTGCAGGTCGGTTTTGCTGGCGCCGTCGGTGATGCCGTAATCGGCCAGCGTGCTTTGTTGCCCGGTTTTCAGCAGCTTGACCCAGGGCTGCCAGTTGCCGTCTTGCAGCCGCTGTTCGTAAGTGGCGCCGCCCCACATCCAGTAGACCTGGCTGCCCCATTTGTCGCTGAGGAAGTTGGCCAGCAGCATGCCGTTGTTTTTGTCCGGGGTGCCGCTGACCAAGTTGCTGTCGACATGGTAGAGGCCGTTGGGACGCACGGTTTGCAGCGAGCCGCTATTGATGTTTTGGCGTAGCCGGACAGACCGGCGGCGTTCAGCGCCTGTTCGACGCGCAGCGGCGTCATCGCCTTGACGTTGTCGGTGCCGGCTTCCGCCTCGGCCTGGCTGGCGATGGCTATGCCGTAGCCGCCTAGCGTGGTGGGCTTGCTATTGCCGCCCCAGGCGATGTTGCGCACGGCTTGCAGCAACTGGTCCTGGCGTGTCGAGTCAGGGGTCTGGCCGCTGTTCTTGATCACGGTCAGCAGTTCCTGCGCGGCCGACTGCACGCCGTTCAGCCATTCGGCGGCGACGATGGTGCCGAGCTCGCCGGTGGCGGGATTGCCGTCGTGGAACAGGCTGTCGGGGCTATTGATGGGTTTGAGGTCTTGCATGGAAAACGCCTCCCGTTGGGTAAAGAAAAATCGGCCGCAGGGCCGATGACGGATGTCGCTGTTTGAGAATGACGGTGATTGTGCGGGAGGCCTGGGAATGGGCTTAGTGGACGGGCGTCAGCGCTGACATGGTTGAGGGAGGAATGATAAAACCGCGCGATGGCGCGGTTTTACGCAAGAGGTATTTTTAAGGCAGGTTACTGAGGTTTCATTTCCCAGCGTATGGCGGAGATTCGGGACTCGGCATCCGGTGCTGTCGGGTCTACGGCATCCAGCTCATCTGTCAACGCTTGCTTGCGGCCGATGATCTTGCCTGCCGCCACGGCATAAGCGTCCGCCTTGGTTCGGACTCGACGGACCAATTCTTCCACTGGCAAGCCCCGAGCTTGGGCGATTGCCGACAGCAGAGGAGTCGGCGTCGCCGGATTGAGGGCGATGTCGCGGGCTTCGCGTTCCTGTTGCGGCCAACTATCGACCTCGCGTTCCGGATAGGCCAGATGCAGCGCTGCCAGTTCTTGATCGCACGCGGCGCGGATGGCGGATTGCTGCTTGGTTCGCAATTGATCCGGCGTAGAAGCGAGAGCTATGTAGGGTTGGATGGTGTCATCGCGAACCATCATTTTGCCTTGATCGCGCATCTGCCATTCGGTGTCCGTGCAGGCATGAAGCAGCGAGGCGTCCGGAAGATTGCATGCGTGGGACTCGGTGTTTATCCATTGCAGCACGAGGCCGTCTTGAGGGTTGAAGTAGGCGAATTTGCTCATTGATTTACTCCTTACCATTCGATGAAGATCACGCCGGGCGCGCCGTTTGCGCCGGCGATGCCAGGCATATTGAGTCCGGCAGCAAAACCGCCACCACCTCCGGAACCAAAACCAGCTCCGTTTTGTGAGGTATTACCAGCCCAAGACCAGCCCACTGTGCCACCGCCGCCGCCGAACGGAGAGTTTCCTCCAAGACCACCTGGGTAACAGACCGCGCTGTTCGGGCCGCTCCAACCGACGGTTCCAGCAGGCATGCCTTGACCTCCACTGCCTGGGCCGGAACCGTTGCCCCAGCCTCCGACGTTATTACCACCCATGCCGCCTCCTCCCCCTGCCAGGGTAAGATTGATCTCCGCGATGGAGGTATCCCCTCCCTTTGTTCCATTGCTGCCGATAGAGCCTCCTGTGTTTGCTGCGCCCCCAAGGCCTCCAGATCCCGCTCCCCCGATGGTGATATTCAGAGTTTGCCCAGATTTGACCACATAGTCTTGACGTAAAACACTAACTCCAGCACCGCCACCACCAGCGCTAGCCATCCAGCTTGAGCTGCCAGAGGGACTGCCGCCGCCACCGCCACCGCCAGCGCAGCCTGAGACATAGATACGAGTCACGCCATCGGGAACGGTGAACTGGCCATTGTTGGTAAAGCGAGCGAGGCGCTGAAAGTATCGGGCATCGCTTTGAGTTTTGGTTTGCGCGTCGCTTATGCCATAACCGGCCAAGGTGGTGGCTTTGCCTGCCTTGCCTGCCAACTGGTTGGTGATGGTGGCGGCGAAATTCTGGTCATTGCCCAGCGCAGCTGCCAGCTCCTGTAAGGTGTTCAACGCGCCCGGCGCGCCGGCCACCAGATCATTGATTGCTTTTGCAGGTCGGTCTTGCTGGCGCCGTCGGTGATGCCGTAATCGGCCAGCGTGCTTTGCTGTCCGTTTTTCAACAACTTGATCCAAGGCTGCCAGTTGCCATTTTCCAACCGTTGTTCGTAAGTGGCGCCGCCCCACATCCAGTAGACCTGGCTGCCCCATTTGTCGCTGAGGAAGTTGGTCAGCAGCATGCCGTTGCTTTTATCCGGGGTTCCGCTGACTAGGCTGCTGTCGACGTGGTAGAGGCCGTTGGGGCGCACGGCTTGCAGCGAGCCGCTGGTGATGTTTTTGGCGTAGCCGGACAAGCCGGCGGCGTTCAGCGCCTGCTCGACGCGCAGCGGCGTCATCGCCTTGCTGTTGTCTGTGCCGGTTTCGGCCTCGGCCTGGCTGGCGATGGCTATGCCGTAGCCGCCTAGCGTGGTGGGCTTGCTATTGCCGCCCCAGGCGATGCTGCGTACCGCTTGCAACAATTGGTCATCGCGACTGGAGTCGACTTCCTGCTTGCTGTCTTGCAACAGCTTCAGCAGTTCCCGCTGAGTGGATTGAACCGCCGACTGCACGCCGTTTAGCCACTCGGATGTGACCACGGTGCCGAGCGCGCCGGTGTAGGGATTGCCGTCCTGGAACTGGCCGTCCGAGCTGTTGATGGGTTTGAGCTGGTTTTGCATATGGGGCGCCTCCCGCTGGTAAAGAGAAATCGGCCGCCGGGGCCGATGACAGATGTCGCTGATTCGGAATGACGGTGATTGTGCGGGAGGCGGGCGCGGCGGCTCAGTGGACGGATGTCAGTGCTAAAGGGAAACAGCCACTCCGATTCTGAGTGGCTGTTTCTAGACTCTACGGTTTAAGCTCCACTAGCGATCTTTTTGAGATTGGAAATGATTTCCAGTGAGAGTTTTTTCACATCCTGAAGTGTAGTTTGTTTGAATAGTTCCAGCTTCTTCATTCGTTCCGTTGCCAGTTGTTCCTTTTGCACGCGCAGTGTCTGGGCATTCGACAGTACTGTTTCGCACGCATCCGGTATGGTTTTGCCACTTGCCTGGATATATGTTGCCATATAGTTTCCGGGTGTAGCCTTATAGCCGGACTGTTTCAACTCTTTAGCCTCAACTTCGCGTATTTGGTACTCTTGGTCGAATCGCGACAAGTCGTTGTACAGCTGGGCAGCAATGTTGTCTATTGCGGCAGCCTCTCGGGTGGATATTTCTTGCAGCGATCTTTCTACAATCTTGCCATCGATATAACGATAATCAAATTGTCGCTCCAGTAAGTCTGCAGGCACATCGTTGACATCCAGCTCAACCAGGGATGCGCCACAAGGCCAGAGCGTTGAAATCTCCTGTGCTAAAGAGCGAATGGAACCATCGGCCTCATAAACTATTTTCAGCGTGTTGGGAGAGAATTTCTTTTGGGATTCATACCAGTCTTCCCCATTGCCATCACGAAGATACAGCGTATTCGGCATCGCATTGTCAGGGGTATATTGTTTCAGATTAAGTAGCTGTCTCATGGGAATCGCCTTAGATAGAGGAAATGGTATACCAAGTGCCGTTGATCTGTTTTGCAATGGGCGGCGTTGCACCACGTCAGGGAAGGCATCGGTATTGCCATTGACCACACCTGTTATGACATAACCAGCAGTGTCGGAGTAACCTGGTCCATTCCAGATCATGACGCTTTCCATGGCACCCAGCCGGATATCTTGTACTAAGGAGGGGCCGGGATTGAAGTTGCCGGAGTGCCAAACACGGTATTCTGCGCCAGAGGCTTCCTTGAGTACTAAGGTTTCGGAGCCGTAATTCTTATGGACCAGCGCTACGGCTGATTTTCCTGGGCGGTGCAAGCCGAGCGATGGGAAGTCATCTCCCGTTGACTGCAACATCATGGTGCCGCGGGCATAAATATTTGGGTCATATTGGTTGGGTGTGGTTTTGACGATGGCGGTGGTTTGCGCTGTGGTTAACAGGGTATTTCTTGGGGAAATTACGCCGTCAACCGCGGTATTCAATTCATTTTTGCTGGCCGCGTCAGTGATGCCATAGCCGGCTAGTGTGGAGGCTTTGTCGGCTTTTGCTAGTAATACGGAGCTATCTTCATGAACTAGAGTGTGCCAAGGATTCCAGCGGTTGGCGTCATCGTTGCGAGTGCGAAAGCGCATCACGTAACCGCTGTTATAGTCCGCAGTCAGTTGACAAGAGTAGTTGAGATTGCCATTGACATCCCCCAATCCGCCGAACGCGATGTAGGGTCCCGTAACGTTGCTTGATGTACCGTAGTTGAAGCCCATTTCTCCAGCGGTAATCGACGTATCGAGGGAGGTCTTGTCATCGACATGAAGCTGGGTGCGGCGACGCTTGATGATAGAGTTGTCATTACCAGAGTGCCAGACGCGGTATTCCTCGCCGGAGTTTTCTTTCAGTACCAATAAGTCATTCCCATGACCTTTATGTACTAAGGCAACGGCAGTATTGCCGGGCCGGTGCAAGCCGATTGAGGGAAAGTCGGTGCCGGTGGATCGCAGTTCCAAGGTGCCGTTGGTATAGATATTGCCGTCGTAGACGTTGGGCGTGGTTTTGATGATCTGCGCGGTCTGGGCGGTGGATAGCGCCAGCGTGTTGATGCCGTAGCCAGCCAGACTATTGGTCTTGTCGGCTTTGGTGGCGAGTTTGTTGGTGATTGACGTAGCGAAGTTGTTGTCGTTGCCCAGCGCCGCCGCCAGTTCCTGCAGCGTGTTCAGCGCGCCCGGCGCGCCGCTGACCAGTCCGTCCACCGCCGCCTTCAGCTCGGCCTTGGTGGCGCCGTCGGTGATGCCATAGCCGGCCAGCGTGGTGGCGGCGTCGGCCAGCTTCTGCCATTGGCTCCAGTTGCCGCGGTAGCGGCAACGGTACCAGCAACCGGCGTTGTTGTAGCTCTGGTATTGCTGGTAGACCATCTCGCCATCGGCAAAGACAAACAGCAAGCCGGCGTACGACACCGGGTAATTGGCGCCGTTGGCGGCGTAGGCATTGCCCGGGTTGTGATACAGGCCATCGTCGGCGATGTTGTTCAAGTCGACCTTGTCGCCCAACTGCGGCCGCAGGGTCAGGCCATCGGCGATGCCGTAGCCCGCCAGGGTAGTCGGCTTGGCATTGCCGCCCCAGGCCAGCTGCTTGATTGCCTGCACTAGCTGGTCCTGGCGCGCAGGGTCGGCTTTCTGGCCGTTGTTGCTGCCGATCACGGACAGCACTTCTTGCTGAGTGGTCTGGATGGCGGACTGCACGGTGTTCAGCCAGTCGGCGGAGACGATGGTGCCCAGCTCGCCGGTTCTGGGGTCGCCATCGTGGAACTTCTGGTCCGGCGTGGGAACGGGCTTGATCGGGTCTTGCATGAGGCGCTCCTGGAAAAGGATGGGACAGGGACGGCCGATTGAGGATCGGCGCCGGGGAGGGGAAAGGCGGGGAGAAACGCGCGGGAGGCGCGCGTCTGGAGACGGTTTACGGCTGGTAGGCGAAGTAGACGAAGGTATGTGCCGGTTTGAGATCGTTGAACAATTCTTCCAGCCTGGGGTCGCCGAAGGCGCACAGGCGCTCGCCCGCCAGCGACTGGCCGGCGCGGAACTGGTAGGGGCGCACCTTGCTGCCGAACACCGTCACCTGCCATACCCAAGGGATGTCGGCGCTCCACAGCTGCTGGCCGGCGCGGTTGACGCCGGCGCGGAACGGTTGCGGCTCGGCGATCTGGATCTTGTAACCCATGCCGGCGGCCAGCCGGGTGAAGTAGGGGATGGATAGGCCGCCGGTTTCGGCCAGCTTGGCCAGCACCGCCTGCTGGCGTTGCTGGTAGGGCGCGTCGGGCGGCGGCGTCAGCCCGCATACCCGCTCCCAGTCCGGCAGCATGGCTTCGGCCTGCTGCGGGGTGACCGCGCCGGCCAGTTGGCGGGCGGAGTTTTGGGTACGGTCCAGCGCCGCGCCCTCGCTGGCCAGTTCGGCCTGCAGCCGCGGGCCGTCCGGTCTGTAGCTGACCGGCGGCAGCAGCCGGGTCAGCAAGTCCTGGTAGGGTGGTTGCGGCGTCATTGCAGCGCCCTCACCGTCAATTTGCCCAGCCGCAGCCACTCCACCACCTTCTCATCGGAGACCGGATCGACATTGCCGGCCGGCCCGTTGAGCTGGCGGTCCTGCACGCCGGGCAGGTCGGAGATCAGCGCCTCGATCCGGCTCTTGACCAGCCGCTCGCCCGGGGCGAGGCTGGCGAAGTAGGCCTGCAGCGTTTGCTGCAACAGCGGCGTGAACGCGTCCAGATTCGCGCCGCCCAGGTTGAGCGCCACGTCGATGTCCACCGGGCGCGGCGTCGGCGCCAGCACCAGGCAGCTCTTGGCGGTGACCGGGCGCAGGTCTTCGATATGGCTCTGCACATTGGCGAGGATTTCCTGCGACGGCAGGTCGCCGTTGGCGGTGATCACCACGTCGACGGTGCCCAGGCCGCGGCGCAGCGGGTAGATGTAGGCGGCTGAGACGCCTTTCACTTCCATCGCCCAGCGGCGGTAGTCGTGCTTGTTGCCGCCGGCCGGCGGGCGGCGGATCAGCTCCAGCAGCCGGTCCAGCAGGGCGGCGTCGTCCTCCACGTCCACGCCGTTGCGCATGCTGAGCAGCAGCGCCTTGGGGCTGGCGCCGGACGGCGCCTGCATCAGTTCAACCGGCAGATTGTCCGGCTGGTTGGCGGCGGCGCCGGGCTGGCTGGCGAAAATGGGCAGCTCGGCCTGCTTGTTGTCGTCCAGCCGGACCGAGTACGGGCTGCCGTCGGGATTGGTGGCCGGGGTGGCGTACAGCTGTTCGCCCACCCGCAGCTGCAGGCTGCCGGTGACGACGGCGCCGGCGGTGCCGTTGATGCGCAGCGTGCCGCTGGCCGCGGTAGGCGGCTTGCGCACGATGCCGCGCAGACGGGCGTGTTGTTCCAGATATTCGCTGTCGGCGGTGTCGGGGAAGATCTGTCGGGCGATCCAGCTCTGGTGCTGGTACAGGCCCTCCACCGCGCTGGCCACCGAACTGGCGCGGACGAAGTAATCGCTGTCCGGCGCGATGTCGGCATCGGCGCGCAGGTTTTGCAGGTCGCGCAGCAGCGTGTCGCGGATGCTGGCGAAATCGGGAGTGGACAGAGGCATCAGGCTATCCTCACTTGGTGTTGGAAATGGCGGATGTGGCCGCCGGTTTCGGCGACTTCGATGTTCAGGAGCAGCCGGCCGGGGCCTTGCCGCTGCGACGACACCTGGACGCGGCTGGCGCGGCCGTCCTGCAGCAGCGGCTGCAGCGCCTGCTCGGCGTATTGGCAGGCCAACAGGTCGATGCGGCTGCTGTCCTTGCTGCGGGACAGCTCATGCAGGCGCGAGCCCAGCGTCGGGTCGGCCCACCAGCCGCCCAGCGGAGTCATCAGACGGAGGTAGACGGCGTTGGCGAGGGTGTCGGTGGAGCCGCCGGCGTAGTCGCCGGTGATGGGGTCCAATAGTGGGTCCATGGCGTTATTTTCCGGGTTTGGCGGTTGGAGGATCAGGGGACGGGGGTCAGTGGCCGCGCGAGGCGCGGCCTGGGGCCGGCTCAGCCTTTGGGCGGACTGGTCACGCCGCCGGAGTCGCCGTTGTGGATGTGGCCTTGCAGGCTGATGCCGCCGGCCTTCACATCGCCGCTGGCGCTGACGCTGCCGGTGACCTTGGCGCCGCCGCCGCCCTGGATGGCCAGGCCGCCGTTGCCGCTGATCTGGCCCTGGGCGATGAACTGCGCGCTGGCGTTCAGCTTGGGCGTGGTGAAGCTGGCCTGTTCGCTGGCGTTGACCTGCCAGGTCTTGCAGTCGAGCTGGAAGGTGTCGCACTCCACCGCGATGATTCTGCCGCGTTTGAGCACGATCTTGCTGCCTTCGTCGCTGTACAGCGCCACTTCGCCGGGTTGCAGCGATTGCAGCCGGTAGCTGCCGTGCTCGGTGGCGATCACCACGCTGTGGGTGGTGCGGCCGCCCAGCGGCAGCACCATGGCCATGCTGCCCGGCGGCGGGTTGGAGGTGTAGCCGTAATGCTGGAACAGCTCGGCGTCCTGCAGCCGCTCGCCGGCCAGCGCGTCGGCCTGCGCCGCCTGCACGCCGCCGTCGCTGTCGACGTGGGTGAGCACCGCGCGGAAGCCCTGGCGCACATTGCTGAAGGCGCGGCGGATGCGTTGGTCTACTTCATGCCACATGTTTTTCTCCTTATTGCTTGCCGGCGCGCATCACCGGAATCCAGCACTTGTCTTCCTTCAGCGTCAGCCGGGTGACGCTGCCCTGGCCGCGGCCGCCCTCGAAAGTGCGGGACATCAGGAAATAGGTGCCGTTGATGCCGTGCGGCTCGCTTTCCACCTCGATGCGCTGGCCCGGCGTCCACAACGCGCCCTGGCTGTCGCGGTGGCCGGCCACGGTGGCGGTCAGCGTGTAGCCGGCCAGCCGGGCGTCGGCCAGCATCTTGTCGGCGCGGGCGGCCAGCTCGGCCGGGCTGGCGGCGTCCGGCTCCACCTGGATGCGCGGCTTGTGGTAGCAGACGTCGGAATCGAAGACGTGGTGCCGCATCGCGTGGCGGCCGGGCGTCAGCGACTGGCCGTGGCCCTGGCCCAGCAGCGTCAGCTCGGAATAGCGCTGCGCGTGGGAGCGGGTCTCCGCCAGGCTCAGCACGTTGTTGCCCTTGCCGTCGCGGCGCAGGATCAGCCGCGCGCTGGCCGGCCGGCTGTAGTCCGGGCCGCCCACCACCAGCGTGCCGTCCGGGTCGAACCAGGCGGTCAGGCCGTTGGCCTGGGCGGCGCGGGTGAGCACGTCCCAGGCGCTGTTGCCGGGATCGACGTTGATCTTCTCGATCTGCCCCTTGGCCTTGGCGTCGACGCGGATGTTGGTGATGCCCAGCGGCTTCACCACGTTGTCCAGCACGTCCTGCAGCGTCATGCCCTTGCCGGTGAACAGCGGCGCGCTGCAATCGAGCAGCATGCCGGCCAGGTCGCGGCCGGACAGCGCCAGCTGATGGCTGCCGGAGGCGACGCTGTGGCTGATGTCGTCGATGCGGCCCATCAGCACCGTTTCGCCGCCGACCTGCACCTTGACCATCCCGCCCGGTTCCACGTCGGGCGGGAACACCCCGCCGGGCAGGCCCAGCGACACCTGCCAGGCGTCGGCGGCGACGACCAGGTCGGAGTCGACCGAGTAGTGGGTCCAGTCGCCGTGCTGGCGGCCGCCTATCTGCAGGCTGACGGTTTGCTTAGCGGGCGTAGCCATAGACCAGGGTCCCCGGAGTCAGATGGTTGGGTTGGGACAGCTGCGGGTTCAGCCGCAGCAGCTCGGCGGCGCGCTCGCTGTCGCCGTACCACAGGTGGGCCAGCTGGCGCAGATTGCAGGCGGATTCCACCTTGCGTTTCAGCAGCGGCGGTTTGGCGGCGATCAGCGCGGCGGCACCTTGCTGCACCTGCAGGCCCAGCTCGCGCAGGCCGTCCACCACCTTGTAGGCGTCCTCGGCCGGCAGCGAGGCGCGCCACTGGTCTATCGTTGTCTGCAGCGAGGCGCGCACGTCGCCGGCGATCTGTTCCAGCGCCGGTGGGGTCAGCGTCGGTTTCTGCGATTCGCTGGCGAAGATGCCGCCGGCGGCGGAGGCGAGTTTGGTGGACACGTTGAGCTGCAGCAGCGCGTCGATGCGGCGCTGGTCGTCGCTCCACACCGATAAGGTGGCGCTGGCGGACACCGGCGAGATGCCCTGGCGCACCGCGTCCGGCAGGCCTTCCAGCCGGCGGCGCAGCGCCTTCCAGTCGGCCAGCGTGGCCGACGACATCTCGGCGGCGGTTTTCAGCGCCGGCAGCGGGCCGATCTCCGCTTTCAGATCGAAGCGCCAGTTGGCCGCCTCATCCACCAGCTGCTTGGCCTGGGCGACGAAGGCTTGCGGATAGGCGAGCAGATCGGTCGCCTGGGCCACGGCCTGGTTGGCCATCGCGGCGAGCTGGCGGACGGTGGCGGTCAGCTGCTGGCGCAGCGCGGCGACGCGGGCCAGGGCGCCCTTGGCGGTGGCCACCAGGCCCTGGGCCTTGGAAAAGGCCTCGCCGGCCATCTGGCGCAGCTTGTCCACCTGCGACGAGATGGCTTCCACTTGCGGCAGCGTCTTCTTGGCGGCGAAGAAGGGATTGCCCGGCGTGGCTTCCACCCAGTTGATTTCCACGGTGCAGGAGTCGGTGGCGTCGGCGTCGTGGCTGATCTGGTAATCCACCACCTGGGCTTGCGGCATGCTGCCGAACACCGGGTGGACCAGCTCGCCGGGGCCGGCGGCGTCCAGCGCGGCGACGAACTGGCGCAGCCGGTGCTGGTAGTCCTTGCCCCAGAACATTGCCGACAGCGACACCTTGCGCGCCTTGCGGCCCAGATCCTCCACGTCGGCCCCGTCTTTATACGGATATTCGTGCATCGCCTGGTCGCGCTGCGCGCTGTCCACGCTCTTCAGGCAATCGAAGCGCACGCCGCGGAAGCTGGCGTCCACCAGGGGGCCGGCGGTCAGGCCGGCGAACACATTGAGGCTGAACATCAGTTTCTCCTTTGTTGTTGGCTGTTGGCGGCGTTGACGGCGGCGACGATGTTGCCGTTTTGCACGTCGACGGTGATTTGGATGGGCTTGGCCAGCGGGGCCAGCGCGGCATTCAACTGGCTGATCAGGGCGGCAAGCTGGGCTAGTTGGGCATCCAGATTGCCGGGACCGACTGGCTGGGCGGGCTTGGCTTGAGTAGGCTGCTTTTGGGCCGGCTTCGCCGCGGCTTGTTGTTTCGGTTGAACGGGTTCTTTCTTTCCCGCAGCTTCGATCTTGGTCTGAGCTTGCTCAGTTTTTTCCTGCTTCACAGCTTCTACGTCGACGTGCTGCTTGGCTTTCGCCTGTTCGGCCGCTTTCTGTTTCATAGCTTCCGCGTCGGCGCGTTGCTTGGCCTTCGCTTGCTCGGCTGCTTTCTGTTTCGCAGCCTCCGCATCGGCGCGCTGCTTGGCTTTCGCCTGCTCGGCCGTTTTCTGCTTCGCAGCTTCGGCGTCGGCGCGCTGCTTGGCTTTCGCCTGCTCAGCAGCTTTCTGTTGCGCAGCTTCCGCGTCGGCGTGTTGCTTGGCTTTCGCCTTTTCAGCCACAGCATTGACATCTGCTTGTTGTTGGGAACTGGTTTGGCTCGTTTTTTTATTATGGGGAGTAGTCGTGGCTACCTTGTTGGGTATGACCGTATTGGCTGCTTCCGATGCTTTCCCCTCAATTGCATTGACTTTCTCTTGATTGCCATTGTTTTTTAATCGTAAGGCACCGTTGAATCTTTTTTTCCATTCCCAGCTCTGCAAATAGGTCGAAGCAGGCCCTGTGCTAGTTTGAGAGCCAAAGAATTTCGCTTTTCCATCTTTGTCATAGCCTTCAAAAATAGCTACATGCTGCCCGCCCTTACCACTGAACATCATTAGGTCACCAGGCTTCATTGCGCCTGGTTCAAGGGCTTTATCTTTCGAAATAGGAGTAAAGTTCTTTTTGGCGAGTTCTGTAACTGTACTTCCATTAAATAAGCTGCTAGTTGTAAATCCAGCCTGTGAAGGGAGTCCGGCAAGGGGGACTCCGCTTTCTTTCAATGCACGCCAAACAAGTGCTGAGCAGTCTACGCCTTTTAGCCCATCACCATCGGCATCTTTTTCCAGTCGGCTTGTGTCAGTTTTGCCATCTCGTGATTTGTTTTTGCTTCTGCCATCTGGCCGGCCGTACTCAAATTTCCCTGGTTTGAAGTAAGATTTAGCTGCTTGTATTATCTTCTCACCCTGATGATTGTTGTTATTGGATGGGGTGATGTCTGTGTTTTTACCAGTTAATTGAGTGATATCAGCAACTCTAGCTAACTGATTTTTAATTTCCTCTTCCATGGTTTCTAGAAGTGAGCTTTGCTTTTGATTGTTCTTCTTTTGAGGGTCTTTTCCTAGAGGTATACCCTGATCTTTTCCTGGAGTGGTTTTTTTTTCTGCAATCTTAGGGGCTAGTTCTTTAATAGCCTTCCGAGCTATTTGCGCATATTCTTCCGATGATGTTCCGTTGGCATCTCGAGTGGCGACATTATTTTGAATAGCTTATTGGCTCCTCCTGCACCAGTTAAATGTGCCGCTGCCGCATATGCTGCTATTGTGTCTGATGACTCTTGCCCACTAATTGCTTTGAAATGAATGCCTTGCTGAATCTGTTTGTTGGTATATTCAACAAATTTTTTATCTTGTAATGTTTTGTCTGAAAGAAAAGTATCTAATCCACCATCAATCTTCCAGTTCGACTTATCGCGTAGAAATTTCTCTTGCAGACTGTCTCCTTCTTTGTACCATATGCTCTTCCATTCCTCGCCCTTATGGTTCTTCTTTAATTCTTTTATTGTGTTTTCATATTTCTTTCGATCAACTAATCCAGTTTCTACTAAAGCATCAGCACCAAATTGATATTGGCCAAAGTATCCCTTTTTATTGTGTTGATTAAGAACCCCTCCGCTCTCCCTTTGCATGATTGCAGATGCATATGCCTTGGTCTCTGGGCCGCTCAAGCCATTAATTTTTTCTTCGCTTTGAAATTTTAATGCATGATCAACATAATCAAATACATGACCACGAGGCTGTGCACGTGGTCTTGCTTTTTTCCTACTTGCCATGAGCGATATCCTCTTGAGGGAGATATAAGAAAAGAGCTGCCTGCCATGCTGCAGGCAGCTCTCTAAAAGTGGGCTTAAGTTTTATTCCACCACCTTCCGCAGCGACATCAGCTTGATATCGCGGCGCGCTTCGCTTTCCACGCCGTATTTCTCGCCGACTTCCAGCGTGAAGCAGTCCAGATAGCTGGTGCGCTTGCCGCCCGGAGCCAGCGGGAATTCGGTCAGCTTGGCGCCTTCGATCGCTTCCCAGTCCAGATCGCCGGTCAGCGGGATGGAGACGGTGACCGCCAGGTCGTATTCGGAGATGCCGCGAGCGAAGCCCTTGGCGCGGCCGCTGGAGTTCATCGTCTTCACCACCTTGCGGCCGGTGCGGCTGCTGACATTGAGGTCGATGACGTCGATTTCCTGGCCATTCACTTCCAGGACGATGGAGCCTGCGTATTCTTTCAAAGCCATGAGACTTTCCTTTTCGATTCGGGATTGGGCGGCCGGGCGGCGGCCCGGCCGGCTGGGATGTTAAAGGAAGGGGGAGAGGCGGGGCGGCCGAGGACTGCGGGATCAGCCGCCTTGCCGCGCGCTTACAGCAGCAGGTCGATGCGGCCGGCGAACACGTGCAGGCCATTGACCACGTCCACCGGGATCTTGGCGTCCAGGCGGTTGGCGTCCTGCAGGTCGCGCTCGACGATCAGGCCGGCCTTGTTGGCTTCCACCTGTTCGATGATTTCCAGCTCTTCCAGCTTGTACAGCACGTCCAGCAGCTCGGAGCGGACCTTGGACGGGGTGCGGTCGGACAGCTTCTCGCGCGGGAAGCGCAGCGCGATGCGCTCGCGGCAAGCCTTGCGTACGTAATCCAGGGTGCGGATGGTGGTGATGTCCAGCAGCGACACGTCGTCTACGCCTTGCGCGTCCTTGGTGTAGGTGCTGATGGCGCGCACGATCTGCACGCGGTCGCCGGCGGCGACTTCCAGAGGGGTGAGGCCGTTGTACAGCGCGTTCTCCTGCTCGGTGCGGCTGGTGCGGGATGCCAGGTCCACCACGTCCAGGCCCTTCAGCTCCAGGGTGTTCAGTGGACGAGCCGGATCTTCCTCGCTGGCGATCACGGCGGCGTAGGCGGCGGCGATATCGGCCGGCAGCTTGGCGGAGCCGCGGTACCAGGCGGCGGTGATGCGGCCGCTGCCCAGTTTGGCGGCCAGCGCGGAGGCGTCAGTCAGCGCGCCGATGGAGGCGATCACGCCGATGGCGCCGCGTTGCTCCAGCGGACCGGACACGAAGTCCAGGTGGTTGCGCAGCAGGGTCAGCGCGGCGTCGCTGGTGAACGGGCTGGCGATGATCTGGTGACCGCCGCTTTGCACGGCTTTCAGGGCCGGCTCGAGGTCCGGCTCGCCTGCGCCGCCCGTCATCTGGACGATGGCCACGGTGAGGCCGGCGATCTGTTCCTGCACCTTCAGCGCGATGCTGTTGCCGATACTGCCCTTGTGACGGGCGGCGAGGGTCAGCACTTCCTTGGCGGCGGACGCGGTCACCGGCAGGTCGGTCAGCTTGGCGATGGCGGCCTGGGCGCTGGCGGCGATCTTGCTGGCGCTGTCGCCGGCTGCCACAGCCACGTCTACGCGGATGGCGCCGATGAACAGGCTTACCAGGCCGGCGGCGGCAGCCTGGCCGGAGAAGGTCAAGGTGCCGGCGGCGGCGGTGCCGGCGGCGGCGTCGTCAACGCCGATCACGGTCAGCTGCAGGTAGGGATTGGCGTTGATCGCGGCGCGCGCCATCAGGTGGGCGTTGGAGCCGCGGCCGAAGGCCTGGGCGGCCTGGTCGTCGCTGAACACGTCCAGCGCGGCCAGTGCCGGCTGGGCGGCGGTGTCGGCCAGGCGCTGGCCGATCACCAGCACGCGCTGGGGGTTGCCGGGCAGCGTGCGCACCGCCAGTTTGGTGTTGAATTCGAAGTATTTGCCCGGCTTGCGGATGGAGGCCGGAATCTGGTCGAAGCTGATGTTGGCGCTAGCCATAAGGAAAGGCTCCTGGTGTGGCGGTTGGGGAAGTTGCCGAGCCGGTTGGCGCGGCGAGGGGAAAGCGGTTTAGCTTTGAGACGGCGCGGGGTTGGCGACCACGTCTTGGGCTTTGACGCCTGCGGAGCCGGCCAGGCTGTAGTTGAGCTGGGTGCTCTGCCAGGTTTTGGCCGGGTCTTCCAAGCGGCCGCCGAAGGCGCGGAACAGCGCGTCCGGGTCGGTGTCGGTTTGCGGCGACGGCCAGTGGCCGTTGTCCAGCGCCTCGTCCAGCCAATAGGTGCTGAAGTCGCAGGCCACCAGGCTCCATGGCTGGCCGTCGCGCGGGGCCTGGCCCAGCGGGCGCACCTTTTCCGGCAGCAGCGGGTTCACCGTCAGGCCGAAATCCTGCGAGGCCAGCAGGCGGCGCGCGGCGTAGACCAGTTGCCAGACGCCGGCCCCGGCGTAATTGGCGTCGGCTTGCAAGCGGTCGCCGACGATGACGGTGAACAGCGCGTTGGTCTTGTAGCGCAGACGCTGGCTGGCCTGCGGCTGGCTGGACGTGATGCCGCCGGCCACGGTCCACAGCGCCGGCAGCCTGGCCAGCGCCTGGGGATTGATGGTGGGGCTGGACTGGCCCGGGGTGAGCCGGCTGGCGTAGTCGCCGTGGGCCAGCTGCAGGCCGCACAGGGCGGTTTCGTCCAGGTCCGCCGCCACTTCGCGCACCATCCGGCCCATGCCTTGGCGCAGGCGGTCGGCGATGGCGGTTTGCACGGAAATCAGCATGGACATGGTCATTCCTTGGAACGATGGTGAGGATGGGGAGAGTGTGACGCCGGGCGGCGCCGGGGCTTAGCTGAGGGGTGTCAGTGCACTAGGCGTTTGAGCAGTTCGCCGGCCAGGGTGACCAGCAGCGCGGACAGGGCGCCGGATACCGCGCCGCTCTTGGCGGCCTGGATTTCGACGTCGCGCAGACGGCCGTCCAGCTCTTCCAGTTTCTTGTCCTGTTTGGCGAGGTGGGCGACGATCATGTCAAGCTTGCCTTCTATGCGGCCCAGGGCCAGCAGGTTGTCGTGTTCCACGTGAAACCTCTCACTTCTCGGCCAGTTGCTGGCACAGCACGCAGCGGGTGCAGCTGGGGATCGCCGCGCGGCGGGCGCCGGGAATCGGATCGCCGCAGTCCTCGCAATGGCTGAGGCCGCTTTGCCGCCATTGTTCGAAGTGGCGGGCGAGCGCCTGCTCGCGGAATTCGGTTTCCAGCTCGCTGGCCCGGTCGAAGAAGTCGGTCATGGTGTGGGTTCCTGTTGAGGGTAGAGTTGTTTCAGGGCGACAAGGCGTTGCTCCAGTTGCTGGCACCAGGCGCCGTAGTCGGCGGCGTGGGCGAGGAGATCGGGCGCCGGTAGCCCGGCATCGGCGCCGGAGGCTTGGGCGGAAGCTCCAGCAGGTAGGGGCTGGGCGCCGGGCAACTCGTCGGGATAGCCGAGGAGCTGGCGGTAGAGGCGCAGGCTGTCAGGGCCAAGGCCAGTAAAGCGGGGACCATCGTTGCGGGTGACATCGTCTATCCTTTGCGCTTGTCGCCGTTGTTGCGCTTGCAGCGCCTGCTGTTGTTCCAGCAGCCGGCTTTCCAGTTGATCGATGCGCTGGCGCCACTGCCGCTGCAATTCCATGGCCGCGGCCTGGCGTTGTTGTTGCGCGCGGCTGTCCGCCGATTGCATTTCGGCGACGGTGGCCTGCAGCTTGGTTTGCCAGTACTGGCGGCTCTGGCTGTGGCCCAGCGCGTAACCGCCGGCGGCGGCGAGCAGCGGCAGCAGCAGGCCGGAGCCCAGGCGCAGGAAGGAGACGGGGATCATGTCCGGCTCCGGTCGCGATAGGCGGCGATCAGCCGCAGCGTGGCCGAGTAGCCGCCGACCACGCCCATATAGATCAGCCAGATGTCGGCGGTCAGCGCGCCGCGCCAGCCATTAACCAGAAACATGATGGTGGCCGCGGCGCAGGCGATATTGGCCCACAGCCGGCTGTGGCTGAGGCGGCGGCTGCGCGGATGGCGGAGCAGGTCGGCGAGGCGCATGCTCATTTCTCCAGTGACAGTTGGAAATGGGGTATCTCATGCAGCGGCGCTTCCAGCGTGCCGTGCCAGTACAAGCCCAAGGACTGGGCGATCCGCCCCATCACCTGCCAGTGAGGGTGGTCGATGTCGCAGATGGGCTTGCCGGCGTGCAGCGGCACCACGTCAAAGGCGCGGGCGGCGGGATTGCCGTGCAGCATCGCGTTGTGGGCCGATTCGCCGGGACGCGCGTAGGTGACGATGACGCCGGGCAGTTCCCGGCCCCGGCGGTACAACTGTTCCTGCTCGGCGGCCGAGCGCCAGGTGCAGATCAGCAATGGGTCCACTCCCTGGTCCCGGCACAGGCGCAGAAAGGTTTCAGCCAGCGGCTGCAGTTGCGGGTGCAGATCGGAAATGGCTCGGCTTGCCATGGGGTCTCCTTTGCCTGATGAAATGCGTTGCTCGGCCTGGGAGGCGGGTAGGCGGCCCTCGGCGGCGCCGTGCCGGGGGGTCAGTGCACTTCGCAGTCGGCCGGCGGGGTTTTCAGCACGCGCCAGACCATGCGGTCGCTGAGGCGATAGCGCATCGCCAGCACGCCCACCGCCTCGTTGGCGCCGAGTCCTTCCACCAGCATCGCGTCGAAGTCGCGGATCATCTGCTGATTGCGCGCCTGGCGCAGCGCGGTGCTGCAGCGCGGGATATAGAGGATGTCGCCGCCGAAATGGCCGGTCAGCCGCTCGGCCGCCTCCTGGCCGATCACCTCCACCAGCGCGGCGAAGCGCAGCTGGCCTGCGCGGCTCTGGTTCTTGGAGAAGGGCAGGGTGGTGCCGCCCAGCGCCTGCACTAACTGCAAAGTGCGCGGCATGCCAATCAGCTGAGCGACCAGTTGCATGGTGGAGGGCAGAGCGGGATATTGCGCGGCGGTATTCATCACGTGAGCTCCTGAAAGCCCCTCTAAGGGCCTTGGCAGACAAATAGTTCTAAATGAGTTATAGTTTGAGCAAGGCTAAACCAGTGAGCATCTGAATTTTATGTAGGCAGTTATTAGAACTGCATTGGTAGTTGAGTGCATATATTTTAGCACTTTTATAAGTACCATTGCTAATTAGTAGAACTACTTATGAAGTATGATTGCTATTGTATGCCTTGTTTTTGAACTAAACAAGCAACGGGATGTCACTACTTATGTCAGTTACATTCGACAAAATGACAATGCAATGGTAATCTGGGGCGCCGCTCCAACCGTGCATGACTTCCGATGGAGTTCCAAATGGAAAATTCGCAGCAACAGACCGATTTCCGGCAGCGCCTGGAACTATTGATCGGCAGCGAGAAGCCCTACGCTTGGGCGGCGCGCCACGGCCTCAACAAGGGGTCGTTCACCAATATGTGGTACAAGGGCGGCGTTCCGCGGGTCGGAACCGCGCAAAAGATCGCGGCCGGCAGCGGCTGCCGGGTCGAGTGGCTGCTGTACGGCGAGGGGCCGATGCAGGACGAGCGCGCGCAGGCGCAGGAGGCCGCGCAACCGGCCGAACTGCCGTCCTTGCCCGCGCGCGGCGACGCGGATGAGCACGAAATTCCTGCCGGAGTGCAAGATGAGTTCTGTTTCATCCCGCGTTATAACCTGAAGGCGTCGGCTGGCTTTGGAACCAGCGCCGCCGGCGAGCAGCCGATGTTCTATATGGCCTTCCGCCGTTATTGGGTGAAGAACTATTTGAACGCTTCGCCGCGCGATCTGGTGGTGATTAGCGTCAAGGGCGACAGCATGAGCGGCGTGCTGGAGGACCGGGACACCATCCTGGTCAATACGGCCGAGCACAATCCCGGCGAAGGCCTGTTCGTGATCCGCATCGGCGATGACATCTTCGTCAAGCAGCTGCAACGCTTGCCCGGAGGCGCGGTGCAGGTGAAGAGCGCCAATCCCTTATATGAAACTTTCACCGTGGATCTGTCCCGCTCCGCCGGCGAGTTCGAGGTGATCGGGCGGGTGGTGTGGTTCGGCCGGCAGATCGCCTGAGCGCGTCGGCGCGCATCCTGGCGCGCGCCGTGTTTCCCGGCTGCCGCCGTTGCGCGATCGATGCCCCCTTGCCGGGCCCGGCCAGACCCCGGCCGCTCCGTGCCGCCGGATCATCAGGTGTACACTAGAGGCTGACCAAGCAACGGAATTCATCATGCAAGACCATATCCGCGCCAGTCTGGGCGAAGCCAAGACCGCGCTCGATAATCTGTTGGCCAACCCGCAGGCGCTCGCCTCGGTAGAGGCGGCGGCGCAGGCCGTCATCGGCGCGCTCGAATCCGGTGGCCGCGTGTTTTCCTGCGGCAACGGCGGCTCGATGTGCGACGCGATGCATTTCGCTGAAGAACTCACCGGCCGTTACCGCGGCAACCGCCGCGGCATGGCGGCGATCGCGATCAGCGATTCCAGCCACATCAGCTGCGTCGGCAACGATTACGGCTACGACGAGATTTTCGCCCGCTACCTGGAAAGCCATGCCCGCGCCGGCGACGTGCTGATCGGCCTGAGCACCAGCGGCAACAGCCGCAACGTGATCCGCGCCGCCGAAGTGGCGCGCGAGCTGGGCGTCAAGGTGGTGATCCTGACCGGCCGCGCCGGCGCCAAGCTGGAGCCGCTGGCCGACATCTACGTCAACACCCCGGGCGGCAGCTACGCCGACCGCGTGCAGGAACTGCACATCAAGGTGCTGCATATCCTGATCGAGCTGACCGAGCGGCACTTCTTCCCGGAAAACTACTGA